TGCGAAAGGTAATAGAAATGACAACATTTTTCTGTAAAATACACTAATACTATATATGCAACTTACTACCCTGCTGTTCTAAACCCTGCTGATCCACCTGTAAGTGAAGGAGCTGGAATGTTTGGAAGTCTGAATCTATTTCTTCTACGATCACTCACATTACTACCAACTGTACCAGCACCAGCTAAACCAATTGCTGTTGATGTTCTGTTCTTAGGTTTGACTAACCCCTTAACAAATTTGTTTGATTGTTTAGTACTTGCAATAGCTCCTCTCATTGCTTTAAACTTGGTTGGTTTAAGTTTTCTAGCAATTTGAACTGCTTTTTTTGTTCTTCTTAGATCTCTTGCTAAACCCACAGCACCCAGACCAGCAGATACACCAGTTCCTAAGCCTGGTACTAATCCTGTTATAGCCTCTGCACCAGCAAGAGTTCCTCCAACAATGTCACCAGTTGCAAATCTTCCGATTGCCTCTGCGCCAGCGATTGCAGATCCTACACCATATATTCGTTTTGCACCAAACTTAGCACCAGCTCTACCGATTGTTTTAGCTGCAAGAGCTCCAGCTGCTTTTTTACCCACTGTCTTTCCAACATTTCCAGCTGTTTTTAATCCACCTTTTGTCAATTGACTTGCAACTTTTTTGACAACTTGAGTTTGTTTTGGAATAGATGAAGTAACTTTTTTAACCATTCCAGCAGGTGATTTTACTCCACCTTGCACTGCTGCTCTAACATCTTTTCTAGGAACTGGTAATTTTTTACCAGTGACAGAACTTCTGTAAGTTGGACTCTTAGCATCTATTCCTGCTTGTACTTTTTTAAACTCTGGAGTATTTTTTGATCCTGCTTTAGGAAATAAATTTCTTTTCTTTGTTGGTTTTGGTTTTTTATTTTTAGATGCTTCAACCTCTCTTTTTATTTGTTGATATTGTTCTTTTTGTTTTCCAGTGAGTTTATCATAATCATATCTGGATGTGGGGTCGTTAATTCCAGAAATAGGTTTACCTTGTTCTAGTTTTCTCAAAATTTTCTTTTTATTCCTTGATGTTATATCGATTGGTGGATTTGGTGGATTTTCTTGTTCAACAATATAACCACCAAGAGATTCAGCAACTTGTGATAAGTCAAGTTCCTCATTTGATTTTGCTTTACTTGTTTTCTGTGTGTACATCACAGAATCTTTTCCATACTTCTTACGAAGTGCAGTAACCACATTGTTGACAGCTATTTGAGATCTCTGCTGTGCCTGTTGCATAGCTTTCTTTCTCTCCTTCGCACTCATTGGTTTTCGAGGAGCAGTGGTTGCGTCTTTCTTATCTTTAGTTGGTGAGACTCTTCCTTCATCTCTTGCAACATCATATCCCTCTTCTGGAATATAATCTTCTTGGTTCAATATTTGTTTCTGTTTTTTATTAACAACTTCCTTTGTAGTCTTCTTCTCTTCGGCCCCCTCTTTCTCAGGCATAACTATGCAGTTTGGGGACTTGGAGGAAACCAGTCCCCCTTTTACTTTTTTACTTGTTCGTTAAAATCTAGATCGATTCTCCATGCAGAAAAACCTTCCTTCACTTTACCACGTTTCTTTGCAATTGCTTTACCGATTGCCTTACGACGTGATGAAAGATACTTATCAGTTCCATCTTTCTTACCATCATTATTGATGTCACCATCTTCCTGACCGACAGCATCCATCTTTTCATTAAAGATATTACCAACAGGTTTGTATGATTGAGACAATGTACGATAATCTACAGGAGCTTTTTGTCCAACTTTTTTAGTCATATCTTTTGGATTTTTTGTTTCTTTAGTAGACTTAACTGTTGGAGTTCCACAAGACATCTCATCTACAAACTCTTCCTTCATCTTCTTACGTTTCGCTTTTGTCTTCGCAATAATTCTATCAGCAGCTTCACTTCTTCTTTTATTTGGGCCGTCATAAGCCATCGCACCCTTCTGTGTACGAGGTGCTTTTTCTTCCTCTTTTTTCTTTTTCTTTCCAAATGCAGCCATAGCACCACTTGGTTTTCCTGATCCTTTATACATTCCGTATGACATTCCTTCCTCCATATCTTTATCCTTTTTAAATTGTGGATGTTTATCCATCTCATCCTTTGTCATTCCTCTTTTCTTTCTAAGAGCCTCTTTTCTTTTCTTAGTTCCCTCTTCACCATCATCGAATCTCATTTCATGAACAACTTCTTCACCTAAAAGTTTTTCTTTTGCCATTGATTTCACGACATTTGGTGCTGGTGATGATCCAAGTATCTGCATAAATATTTTTCTTTTCTCTTCGTCTGTAGCACCTTGAGGAACTTTTGACTTTGCTTTATATCTTACATCTGAAGCCAATTGTGATGCTTGTTTCTCCAAATCAGAGTCACCAGCAGCATGACCTGTTTTCTCTTCATGAACTGCTGCATACGCATTCATCAAGTCTTTTTGCAATTTTGTACTAAGCATTACCCTTTCGCACGTTTCTTTCTAGATTTATTTATAAAATTTAAGATGATAGGATTATGAGAGAGTCTTTGAACATACTCACGATGAGAATCAGTTCCAACTTCTCTTTGACTCGCAGGCACACCAGAGATTTCGGTAAACTTCTCAGTGATATCCTTGATCCATGATTTGAACATCATGTTATCTTCAGTCACTGCAATGATATGATTTGCACCTGTACGAATAATCTTACCAATCAAACCAGTATTATCATTCTCTACAGTATCTCCTACTTGGAATACGTTTCCATTCATATAGTTCTCACGAAGATTTCTCCAATCAAACTTAGGAGCAATTTTCCACATCTCATTCTGTTGTTTCTTGACATTCATTCCTTTTCTAATTGAGTCATATAACTTTCTTGCATTCTCATCCTTAAAACCTTTTGGTATTCCTGTTCTAAAAGTATCATAATCATCATCTGCAGCAGCCTTTCTTAACTTAGATGCTGACATTGCACTAACACCTTCACCATCTGGGTCACGATCTCCAGCAGATACTACATTGATACGATCAAATTTATAAAGTTTATTATTATATTTGTTTGCTAAGTTCTCAAATTCTTTTTGACGATCTTGTCCAACTACAATATTAACAGACTTTGCACCTCTTTCATTTGCACCTTTCAAGGCATCAAAGATTGTTCTAGTCTTATCATTATTCATAATATGTTTCGCATGAGTTGGAAACATTTGTTGCATATATCCAATCTTTGTTTCTGGATCTAATGGATTTTTTGCAGGGTCATTTGATCTTGATGGATATATCTCATAATTACCTTTACCAGCAACCTGTTTTACTTTATTCAAAAGTTTCTCATGTCCAGTTGTGGGTGGATTAAAACGACCAAAAGCCACAGTCATATCTGCCTCGTCATCATTCGGATTCGGCTTCGCAACTGTTTGAGAAGATATTGCTTCGGTTATAAATCTAGTAAAACTTTTCATATTTTCGGTACGGGCATAGGATTACCCTTATCCCAATTTTTATCTGCGGTAAAGTTTGCACGACTGAACTCTAAACGATCCACAAGTTTAAGAGCTTGACCTGATCGGATTGCGACAAATCCTTCGGGTGCAGTTACACGATAACCATCTGGAGTTCTTAAAAAAGTTCCAAAGGTATTCACTTTCTGTAACTTACGAATCATAAAATTTTTCGCAGCCTGTAAATTCATGTAAGATGCAACAGTCATGTATATTGCCTGTTGATTATCGGAGATAAATTTCAGACCTTTATTCTTAAGCTCTAAGTATTTATCTTTTGTTGACTTCATCTTTTTAGTTGCAATTTCTTTATCTAATGCGTTTGAAAAATATTGTGCAAAGTCTCTTGCAGTATTGCGAGCACCAATTAAATTACGACCTTCACGAACATATCGATTAAAGAAAGTCTTGAACATAATATTCAAAGTAAACTTGTTCATGTTATTTTCTTTCATCATGTCAAGAAAACGAGATGACTGTTTTAAAGATCCTTCCGTTTTGTTGACAAGATTTGCATAACTTGTTTTTTCAGCTTGAGTCATATTAGCTTCACCAGATGCATTTTTAAAATCAGATGATGTCACAAATACATCAGTGTTACCTTGAACACCGATGTTACCAAAACTTGCAGACATTGTATCTAAACTTCTTCCAGAATATGAGGTGTGAAATACAATTCCAAATTTTGCTTCAGATATCTTTTGTCCAATATCACTATCCTTTGGAACTGCATAGACAATTGTGTTTGGTTGAAATGCAATACATGTATCACCACCTATCACAGCTTCATACTTATCGTCCGTAAATAAAAGATCTCCTTGTACTACATTTGGAATTGAGAGTTGTGAAAGATATTTGTAAGCATCTTTAAGTTTTTGTGCAAGTTGCCCAGGCGGATATATTCTATCTACATCTTCTTCCGAGTATATAATTTTTGGAGTCACCGCATTGAACACAGACTTTGTACCAACAAAAAATCTTCCGTTGTCTGGATTTGTACCACAAACTACAGCAGGCGCTCCATCCCACTTCACAGTGACACGAGCATCCGCACTACCTTGATCTAACATCTCCCCAAGTGATCGAAGAAAAGCAACTGCTTCCTTACCACCTTGAGATCCGCCATTCAAGATATTATCTTCTAGGTGTTCGAGGTGTGTATTCTTCATTTACCTTTAGCTAATTGCATAAATTCTGGTGTCATTGTCGCATGAAATCTTGGATAAGATGTAAATGATCCACTATATCTTAAGTCTATGTGAAGAACATCTACTTTTTTAAGTCTAGTTGATGCGGGCGGAGTAATGACTAACTTATATTCCAGTGCAGCTTTTTGTTCTGATGCATCAATTCTAATAACTTCAACTCCACATTGATCCAGAGGACAAAGATCAGCAACAGTTGCGATGACACTTTTCAAAGATTTAACTACAGAAGTTCCAATACTCGCTTTAAATTGACCATCAGATTTTGGATCATCGGTTGCTTTACCAACACCTTCAACTAAAAAGAATTCAAACTTAGGTGCAGCAAATTTATCTAATTCTTTATATAAATCAAGTTTTAAAGTTCGACTTAAAATACTATCTGCAAGTATTCTTTTAACACTTCTTGGATTAGCACCAAGTTCGGCAGGAGTATTATCATTCATAATATTATCAAACTCGCTCCATAGTTCACTAATCTCTCCACCACGAGAAGACAATTTTCTATTAACATAATCTCTGAATCTAGTTCTAAACTCAGCGGGAAATTTACTGTTAATACTGTCCAAATGTTCAGTGTCTTTTAGATTAATTAAAGGAATAGCAGTCTTCTCTAGTTTCCAATTCCCATCTTTACCAGTTGGTTTATAAACCTTAACTTTTATTTCAAGTATTTTTTTAGCATCTCGTACATCAAGTTTACCATCTGGTTTTAATCTTATCCCAGCTATATTAAATTGTCCAGTTATTACATCTTTACCCTTTCCCTTAAAGTCATAATTTTGTCTGCATTCAAGTATTGTACCACCTTTACCTCCGTTTAGTTCTTGAACCCAAAAAGGACTATTAGGTGTATTGTCCTGACAAGCATCCCAAATTATTTTTGCAAAAAATTGATATCTAGCGTCATTAACCCTTGCTAATAATGATTTTAATTCAGTTGGTTTTAAAAAACTTCCAAAAGAACTATTAATTAATGGAGGTGATGCACTGCTCTCATATGGTTTTTTCTTTAAAGATATACCATAATATGTGTCACCATATTGTATAATTACGTCTGAAGAATTATAATCCTTCATTCCAAATGCTTCAATCTTAAAAGGTTGAACAGATGAATGCCATTGATTTCCAGTCAAATATATTGCACTTGGAGGGCCATCCTGTCCAATTGCATTTCTAGTTGCCAACACAGCCGAGATCTGACTTGCTAAATCAGAATATAATGTTCCTAATCCTTTTGCACCCCTTCCTTTTTTTTCTTTAGTTTCTATCGTGCTAATCATACCTTTTTTTGTGGCATTTCCAGCACCATCTAATGCACTATCATTAAATGCATCTATAGCATCTTCATACAATTCATTAAAAGACTCTTGATTAATTTTTGCACGCTCTAGTGTTTTAGTGCCAAAGGTTGACAATCCAGCATAAAAGGCTTCGGATGTTTCAAATGCCATTATTCCACATTCTTTTTAGTTATTTATTATCTATTAAGGAAATAATGATTTATAATTTCAATTTTTTCATGTGCTTGTGCGATGGCATTTATCTCACCATCTATCGTTCCCATCACATCTGAGTGTTCACCAATACCTACAGGTTGATTCAAATAGATCTCAACATTCTGTTGATGTTTTGCAATCAAACCATTGTAATAAGCAATTTGGTTCTTTAGAATATCATCTCTTAAATTAATCATAAGTCTCCCTCTGCACGATTTTCTGATTTGTACACGTCAAACTCTCCGCCTGGATATCTCTTCTTCAACTTCTCTACG